CAAGAGCATCATGGGTTCCAATGATTCAAAGTATGGATATGAACGTAAAGATTATTGTTAAAGAGCCTTCAACGATGTCAGATGCAGTTAAACTTTTAGCTGGCGGAGATAGCGAAACCTTATTAATTGGACTACCAGATACTTATATGGTTGGGTGCACTAGTAATATTTATAAGAAAATGATAGAATCTGATGGAGACGTTGTTCTTGGCACATGGGATTGCCATGAAGAAATTAAAGGTAGAGTTGGTCAAATTCAATTAGATGGAAACAGGGTGGTTGGATCAAGAGACAAGGTCTCAGATTGTGATTATCCATTTATGTGGGGAACAATGTTATTAAGAAATTTATCTAAAGACATAGACCCAACTCTTGCACATGTAGGGTTACAAATTCAAGATTGGATAGACGAGGGCCTTGATGTAAGATCAGTATTGCCTGGGGGACAATATATGGATATTGGAACTTTTGAAGGACTTAAATTATTATATAAGGAGATGAACTAGTGGGATTCGTATCGTACCCTAATAAAGATAATGGATATCAAGCATGGATTACAGACTTGCAGTTAATTGCAACAGATGCTCCGTCTGGACACAGAATTATTTCAGAGTGTCTTGAAATTGCAGAGATGCTAATTAAAAAGAATATATCCTACGGAGACTCAGCTTTGAGTCCTATTCGAATATTCTCCCAGGCGGATAATCAAGAGCAAATTAAAATTCGTATTGACGATAAGATTAATAGAATTAAAAATGGTTCTGGATTTGCTGGCGATAATGATATTGATGACATGATTGGTTATTTAATCTTACTTAAAATTGCTAAGCGACTTGCTATTTCAGTCGACTAGAAGTATAATATTTATATATGGATATTGAATTAGCTGATCATTTTGATCGCATGAACAAGGTAGTTGAAGAACTGCTTAAAGGTAACAGCCCAACCCAGATTGCCTCTCTAACAGGCTTTAAGAGGGCTGAGGTACTTGAACATATAGAAGAGTGGAAGCAGGTCGTCAGAAACGATTCTGGCTCTCGTGATAGGGCTAAGGAAGCAATATCTGGAGCAGACCAACACTATGCAATGCTTATCAAAGAGGCCTGGAAAACTGTAGAGGATGCAGATCAAGCTGGCCAATTAAACGTTAAGTCTACAGCTTTAAAATTAATTGCAGATATTGAAGGAAAAAGAATTGGAATGCTTCAAGAGGTTGGCCTGTTAGATAATCAAGAAATAGCAAGTCAAGTGGCTGAAACAGAACGAAAGCAAGAAATCCTTGTAAAGATATTAAAAGAGGTAACTGCATCATGCCCCAAGTGTAAGATAGAGGTTGCAAAAAGATTATCTCAAATAACTGGAATAGTGGAACCAGTTTTAATTAGCGAAGAAGATCCAGCGGTTTAATCATGTCATCTGAAAAAATAAAAAAGACTGATAACATGGGTAGAGAAATATTACTTTCAAATAGCAATTGCGAATGTGGCAATTGTTTATGCTCACAAGAAGAAGATGAATAGTGGATCTTAATTTTAATGACCTTATTGATATTCTTGATGGCGAAGAATTTGAAGAGCGTCCAGTTGATCTACAAACATTCGTAACCAGCCCAGACTATCTTGGGCTACCACCACTATCAGAATATCAATATACATTAATTGAAAAAGGTTCTCAGATATATAAAGAGTCTACTCTTATCAAGCTTTTTGGAGAAAAAGAAGGAAGTCTTAGATACAAGCAAACCTGCACAGAAATAATTGCACAACTAGGAAAGGGTTCAGGAAAAGACTACACGTCTACTATCTCAGTTTCATATATAGTATATTTACTCTTGTGCTTAAAAGATCCTGCAACTTATTACGGAAAGCCTCCTGGAGATACAATTGATATTATTAATATTGCTGTTAACGCACAACAGGCAAATAACGTTTTCTTTAAAGGCTTTAAAACAAGAATTGAAAGATCACCATGGTTCATAGGAAAATATGACCCAAAGGCTTCAGAGATTAGATTCAATAAGAATGTAAACGTATACTCTGGCCACTCAGAGCGTGAAGCATTTGAGGGTTACAACGTAATCGCAGTAATCCTTGACGAAATTTCTGGATTTGCAACAGAGAATACAACTGGACATGATCAGGCAAAAACAGCGGATGCTATCTATGACATGTATCGTGGATCTGTTATATCACGTTTCCCAGATTATGGAAAGATTATCTTACTTTCATTCCCTCGCTTCAAGAACGATCCAATTCAAAAATTTTATGATTCTGTGATTGCAGAAAAAGAAACGATTGTACAAACTAAAACCTTGAAAATGGTAGACGAACTTCCAGACGGAACAGAAGGAAATGAAGTAACCGTTGAGTGGGAAGAAGACAATATCATCTCTTATAAGATTCCTAAAGTATATGCTTTGAAGAGACCGACTTGGGATGTTAATCCTACTAAAAAAATTGAAGACTTTAAGGTTGAATTTTATAAAAATATGCCTGATGCACTGAGTAGATTTGCATGTATGCCTCCAGAAGCTGTCGATGCATTCTTTAAGTCTCGTGAAAAGATTGAAAAAGCTTTTAGCAATATGTCTTTGGCTGTTGATGATTTTGGAAGATTAGAAAGCTGGTTTGTGCCAGATGAAGAAAAAGAATATTTTATCCATGTTGACCTTGCACAAAAGCATGACCATTGTGCAGTAGCAATGTCTCATGTCAGCAAGTTTGTTAATGTTAAAGTGACAGACGCTTACTCACAGCCAGCACCAATTGTTGAAGTTGATGCGGTTAGATACTGGACTCCAACTGCAGATAAGTCTGTAGACTTTACAGAAGTAAGAGATTACATATTGTCACTTAGATCAGCTGGATTTAATATAAGGTTATGCACATTTGACCGCTGGAACTCTCATGATATGATGCAGCAATTAAAACAATACGGTATTAATACAGAGACACTTTCAGTTGCAAAGAAGCATTATGATGATATGGCTATGGTTGTTTTAGAAGAAAGATTAAATGGCCCAAATATAAAGCTTTTAGTTGATGAACTACTTCAGTTAAAAATTATGCGTGACAAGGTGGATCACCCTAGAAAAGGTTCAAAAGACTTAGCTGATGCCGTTTGTGGATCCATATATAATGCAATCAGTAAAACTAGGAAGTCTAACAATGATGAGATAGATATTCATACGTATGACTCAATGCGGCGTGAAGAAAGAAATAATGAAGATGTTACAAGGCTAAATGTAATCAGACCGCCAAGAATGCCAAAAGACCTGTCTGATGTATTAAATGGAATGGAAATAGTATGAGTAGATATCAAGAACTTGCAAAAGAATGTAAGTGTTGTGGAAAACATGTCCCGCTTCCAACGGTACTAAAAGAGTATCATGGAATTAAATTGTGCCCTACAACATTTTCAAATGTAATTGAGTATAGAAATATTTGGATATCAATAGGATCAAGGCCATCTGGTAGCATTAGAAAACATTTTTCTGAGTACGTACAGCAGATAGTTGAAGATACTATTGACAAAAACGACGACGGTACACTACAATATGCTAAGGCAATAGTAGCTCAGTCGGTTAGAGCCCCAAACTCATAATTTGGTCGTCGTAGGTTCGAGTCCTACCTATTGCACAAGGAGTAAAATGGAAGACAATGAGTATAACGATAGGCTAGCCTATTACATGGAAATAGGTGTAATAGAGATGGCTGGCGTAGATGAAAACGGAGAAATAATATTTGCAATAAATGATTCTGCACAGGAATTAGCGCCAGAACTATGGGAGTCTCATACTGAGTATATAGAAAAAACTTTAATGGAATTATATAATCAAGATTATATTGAAGTTGAGTATGATGAAAATCTTGAAGCTACTATAACACTAAGCGAAGAGGGCAGAAGAATAGCAAAAGAAAAAGGTATTCTAACAGAAATGCCAGACGTAGATAATAATAACTAGGAGTAAAAATTTATAATACAGATCACTACAACTCTAGATACTTTAACAAGATAATAAGTAATGATATAACTCTGACAAAGTATTCTGAAAATGTAGATAAATTAAGATCAGAATACAATTTTTATTACATGCTACCACAAAGTCTTCAAAGATGGTTTGTTCAGCCGTACAATTTAAACTTTAATGAAAGTTTTGCAAGCTATGAAATGGAAAAAATAAATAAGAAAAATGTTGGCGAGATGCTGGTAAACGGTGAAGTTGATATTGTTTCTTTTAAAAAGATGTTTGACCTTATAAAAAAATTTAAAGAAGAATGCAATAGTATATACTTAAAAGAATCAGATTGTATGCTAGAGTCAGAGTATTTAGTTATAAATAAGACAAAGAATAGGATAAAAGATTCACACGGAGATTTGTTAGATAGAGTATCTAAGGCTTATAATTTTTATAAAGATGAAAGAAAGATCTGGAATAAAACTATATCTCATGGGGACCTTTGTCTTTCTAATATCTTATGGATAAAAGAATTTAATATTATTAAATTTATAGATCCAAGAGGAGCAAATTCTGTTAAGGATATTTATATGGATGAGTACTATGATTTAGCTAAGTTAAGTCATAGCATAATTGGCGGGTATGAAAATATCTTGTACAGATCAAACTATACAGATGATGGTATAAAAAATATATTCTTAGAATATTTAAAACAAAATGATATTTCTTTTAATCTGTTAAGAGTTTATGAAGCATCTTTATTTTTATCGATGGTACCACTTCATAAAGAAAATCAAAAAAATGTTGAAGGATTCTTGTCAAAATGCGATAGTATCCTATTAGAGTTAGGATTTTAAAATTGAAAACAGCAATAGTAACTGGATCAAGTAAGGGTGTAGGTTATGCGACGGTAAAATGTTTACTTGATAATGGGTATCGTGTGATAGCAGTTTCTAGAAATATGCAAGAATTAAAAAAGATTGAATCAGAAAATTTAGAATTGTTTCAGCTAGACATAACAGATATGGATGGCATAAAAGCTTTTCATAATAAATACAAAGACATATCTTTGGACCTACTTGTACATAACGCAGGTGGAGGTTCTAGCCCCACATCATTAATAAATGAAAAGCCAGAAAATTTTCATATAGCCTACTCAATTAATGTTGTTGCACCAATGTATATGTCCCAGCTTTTTGTTCCAAATATGAAAAAGTCTGAATCCCCTACTATAGTTTTTGTTACATCTTTGGCTGGCAAATATCCTTATCGTTCTGGGGGTAACTATACTAATGCAAAAAGGGGAGAGCGTGGGCTAATAGATACGATGAGACTTGAGTACCCAGAGTTTAATATTAAGATTACTGAGATATGCCCAGGAACCATAGATACTCAAGTTGAAAAAAGAGAAATAGCTATTACTGCTGAGGATATGGCTGAGGCTATTAGATGGGTTGGGTCTTTGCCACCACACGTTAATATTAATCAGATAGAAATAAACCACATCCGTAGTCAAAAATTTTAAGATTGCAAGTTTTATATTGTTTTGATATAATATATATTGTAGGCTGCTTAACGGGGCCTATAAATTAACTCGCTTAAAAGGAGCAAATTATGATGATGAACGACCCATGGGCCATTTTTAATGACCCTTTTTTTATTGGATTTAACCATACGTTAAATCGTTTGAACCATGTACACTCAGCAAACCAATCCTATCCACCATACAATGTAATTAAACTAGATGAGGACTCTTATCAGGTTGAACTTGCAGTTGCTGGATTTTCCAAAAAAGATGTTGATGTTTCTGTAGACAATGGAACCCTTATTATTAAGGGTGAAATTGGAGAACGAGAAGATCAGTTCTTGCATAAGGGAATTGCTGCACGAAAGTTTACTAGATCATTTGCATTGGGTGAATATATGGAAGTAGTTGGTGCTGAATTCCAAGACGGAATGTTGCGTATTAATGTAGACCGCATCGTTCCAGAGGATAAAAAGCCTAGAACAATTAAAATCAAGTAAGGTATAATAATCTTACGGGCCATTCGTGGCTACCGTAGGATAGACCTGAGCAAGTCTAAAAACTGCTCTTTACTATTAGAAAGAATCAATATGCCAGTATACGAATACAAATGTGTTCAAAACGACTCACATGCAGTACTTTCTGTAACACGTTCAATTTCAGAAGATGATCCAGGATACACATGCTCTGAGTGTAATTCGGAAATGACAAGACACTTTAGCTCATTTGGTATACAATTTAAAGGTAATGGCTTTTATAAAACAGACAACCCTAAATAATAAAGTTCACTTGCATTTAATTCTTAGTTAACCATTTTATATATGATTTTAGTATTATGTGATGTATTATTGAGATATGAAACTAAAACTTATTGTAGTCACAGCAACATTAGTCTTATTGTCTAATGTTTTTTTAATTAACACATCAAACGCAGAACCTATTACTGGATCTG